GCCCTCGCGGGCTATCTATCTAGGAGTCTGGATATCACGTATTCAGATAAATCATCATTGACTGATAACTCGGCTGGTGATGGGCTCCTTTTTCTACGACGAGAATGTGCAAACCTAGCACATTCAGTTCTCGACGGAGAACCCCTTGTCCACCTAACTTGGTAATTAGGTGTGACGGGGGTGTTGTAGGTGAAGACCTACATCGAAGACCGGTTTGATAAACCGGGGGATCTCAGGTTTACCTGAGAGGATAATCCTCCATGAAGTAAGAAAACGCGCTAATCACGCGGCTGTGTGTCAGTCTTAATTTTGTCGTGAGACAGATAAAGATTGAGCTGACATATGGTCTTACCTATCACTGGACCTTTTTCACAAGAGGTCCTGGGCGACAGGCATGTTAACAGTGGTGGGTTTCCTCACTACTGGTATCGTAAGGGACGCACTTGGTCCCGTCAGAAGAGGCCTTACAACCTTCCTCTGTCCTATGGCGCCACAACCCACAAAATCTTAAGCCATGCTTCAAACCAGGCAATCACCTACTCAACGTATGCAGATCTTGCTTGGCCGCAGGACTCCAGTAATGGAACCGCGGCCTATAACAAGTGCTACGAAAAGTTTAAGGGTGCCCTTGGAGATAAGGCAGAACTTTCGATCTCGTTGGCTGAACGAACGCAAGCCATGAACATGATCGCTTCGCGATTTTTGCAAATGGCCCGTTTTACTAAGGAATTAAAAAGATTCCGATTTGCCGCAGCGGCCCAAATTCTTGGGCTTAACTACGAAAGCGCGTCAACAACCAAGCGGAAAAGGAGTGATCCTATCCGCTGGCTTGACAGACCCAAAAGGTTTCCTGGTCGTCCGATAGTTTATGAGAATAAACTTAGGCGTAATTCCAAGGCGTTTGGTGATAACTATCTGGAGTTTCACTTCGGATGGAGTCCGCTTATCGGTGATATTGGTTCTGCAGTGAATGTGCTGCAGGGGGGTGTGCCCCCAATCGTGGTGCGCGCGTCTGCCTCGGTCTCACGATCGTGGTCGACGTATAACGCTCCGTCTAACATGACAAAGAAATTTGTCAATAAGACGACATACCGCATGCAAGCTGAAGTGGTAATTAATAACCCGAACTTGCATTTAGCCAATCAGCTGGGATTTGTAAACCCAGCGTTAGTCGCATTTGAATTGATACCCTTCTCATTCCTATTAGATTGGGTGGCCAACATCAGTCAATTCCTGTCGTCTTTTACAGACTTCTGGGGATTGACTTTTACTAACCCTCAACGAACGGAGTTTGCGGTTCAATCAGAGGACTCTAAGAGGAATTATACCGGAGGTTTTGTAAACTTCACGGGAACTTCCACTTATATGGTGCGGACGATTGGTTCATTTCCTGGACCAGTTCTACGCTTCAGGCAGCCTTATCAGCTGTCAGCGCGGCGTGGCCTTGCGGCTGCGTCACTTCTCCTTCAACGTCTTAAGTAAAGACATTATTAACTACGGAGCTGTTTATGCCCCAAATTGCAAATATTACCGTCAAAAAGAATGACGGCACGACCGATATCGTCTGGACCGGTGTGGTCCCAAGTAGCGGAGATAAAAATTCCGCTATTTGGAGAAGCCAAACTGTTGGTCTTGCCGTGGGTCACCAACCGAATTTCCAGCTTTCGAGCCGGAATAACGGGACGGCGACTGCACGGCGTATGGATGGCCAGGTGGCCTACCCATATGTCGTTACCGGATCCGATGGGAAGATGGTTGTCCAGGACCGCGCGTTGATCCAAATCGGTGGTGTTATCCCTTTGGGGATGCCCATCACCGATATCAACGAATGCGTGTCTCAAGCAATGAACCTCTTTGTAAGCACGCTCATCAAAGATTGTTTCAAAGCCGGATACTCTGCGACGTAATATCGCAGCCTCTTAAGGAGCATCTATGCCATCACCTCGCTCGCTGCCACGTGAAGTGGAGAGAGTGGTCCTCAAGCTTTTTGAGGATCTCGCCACACCTGTTTCTCTGGGGCTCGCGCTCCAGGTCAAGTATGGGTGTTGGGACGATATTGCATTACGCAAGATCGACCCGAAACATTACTTCTGCTTTGAAGACTTCGGTCAACAAAGGGCTTCTAAGGCTGCTGATAGATTCTGGCGTGACGCCGTGGCTATCAACCACCTCCGCAAACTCGAGGAGCTTCCAACCAACATCGACCGTGAGGCCGCTGCGTTGGATGCCTTCTGGAGTTCAGAAAGGGAATGTTTCCGTGCTAATGAACGTTTATCTCCGTATCTTTTCGGATGCGACCCCTCCGGGGTTAACGCACCTTGTGATACGGCTGTCAAAGACTTATTGTTTTTGGCTGCAAAGAAGATTGCTGACGTTCTGGGTCCGTACCATGACAATGTGGAAACACTTGTCGGACGTTTTGGCCCCGGCTCGACTTTCGGCGATAAGGGGCGGTTAAATACCGTGCCTGACAAAATGTCTTCACGACCCACCCTGACTACGTCCGCTATCTACTCCTTGTTTCCTTGGAGTGGGACGGCATGGGCTACGGCCTGTGCTGTGGACGGAAGAGATCCGAGTTTTGTCCGAGGAAATCGTTTCACAACGGTTCCGAAGGACTGTACGAAGTTTCGAGGCATCTGCATCGAACCAAGTATCAACCTCTTTTTTCAACTAGCCCATGGCCAAGTGTTGAAGAGAAAGTTGTCTCGCGCTGGTCTCGACCAGCTGAAGGCGCAAGAAATTCACAAGCGGGTTGCTTGTGAGGCCTCTATCCGGGGCCATTTTGCGACTATTGATCTCTCGAATGCTAGTGATACCATATGCATCAACTTAGTCAAGTTGCTGCTCCCCCGTAGATGGTACGAGGCCCTTTCGGACCTACGATCATCGCACACCCTCCTTAATGGTAAGTGGGTGAAGCTAGAGAAATTTAGCTCAATGGGGAATGGGTTTACATTCGAACTCGAAACAATCATCTTTCTAGGTATCTGCCTAGCGGTTGGTTCCCTTCGAGGGGTTGAGTTGACACCTGGTGTCGACTTATATGTTTTTGGGGATGACATAATTGTCCCCACGGAACTATCCCAGGATGTAATAGCTGCCCTGCGAATTCTCGGATTTACCCCGAACCCGCGCAAGACCTGCACGGATGGGTTGTTCAGAGAGAGTTGTGGTGGTGACTTTTTCGATGGAGTGGATGTTCGTCCATTTTATCTCCAGGAGTTACCTTATGAACCACAGCAGTATATCGCATGGGCTAACGGTCTTCGTGCAATGGCTTTTACAGACATTGCTCGTTGGGGCCGTCAGTCTCCTCTGCTACGTGCTTGGCATGGTGTCCTTGACACACTACCAAGTCACTTACGCAGGCTTAAAGGTCCTAAAGACCTCGGAGACCTCGTCATCCATGACGAGGAAGGGAGCTGGTCCGTCCGTTGGCGCAACAGCATCAGATACATCAGGTGCTACCGACCTGCCCGATTCAATCGAGTAGGCTGGGAGCATTTCAAACCTGATGTGATACTAGCGACAGCCGTCTATGGAGCTGGCGATGGGCTGCGCGGTGTAATACCGCGTGGACCCGTTGCTGGCTTCAAAGTCGGCTGGGTGGCCAGGTCATAAACCTGGCCGTATCACCTTCGACAAGTGATACCGTCATTTCCACAGAGTTTTTTTGTCTGTGGGTGGGGGGGCCGAATAAGCCCATAAGAAGGAATAGCAG